GCAGCAGTTCACGTTCCGCGTCGGCTGCGCTGCACGGGCGAACGGCACGTGGGCCGCGTACGAGACGGGCGACGCTGAGGCCCGGCAGAACGGCAAGGGCGACACGAAGATCGCCCGGGCGCTCGGCGGGCTGTTCCTGTGGGACGAGGAGCTGATGCTCTGGACCGCCCACGAGTTCAAGACGGCGAACGAGTCGTTCCTGCGGATCGAGGCGATCATCGACGGCTCGCCTGATCTGCGGGCGAAGGTGTCGCGGTTCCGGTACGCGAACGGTGAGCAGGCGGTCGAGTTGAAGTCTGGCGCGCGGCTGAAGTTCGCTGCACGATCGGGGAGCTCGGGCCGCGGGTTCGCCGGGGTGTCGACCCTGTTCTTCGACGAGGCGCAGCACCTCGATCCCGAGGCGGTCGCCGCGGCGTCGGGGGCGATGGCGGTCGCCGAGAACCCTCAGATCTGGCTGGCCGGTTCGGCCGGGCTGCGCACGTCGGCGCAGTGGTGGCGGATGCGGCGCCGGGCGCTCGCTGGCAATGGTGGCCGGATGCGCACGGACGAGCCGGGCAACGGTGGCCGCCTCGGCTACGTGGAGCACACCGCCGAAGAGGTGTCGATCGTTCAGGAGGGCAAGGACAAGGGCAAGCTCGTCACCGTGGCGCCGGATCCTGAGGATCGGCGCGCGTGGGCGTTGGCCAACCCTGCGCTCGGTGTGCGGATCTCGCACGAGTTCCTCGAGAACCAGCTCGGGCTGCTCGGTGCGGAGAAGTTCTCCCGCGAGCACCTGACGGTGTGGGATCCGATGCCGGACGAGGACGTCGTCCGTGAGCCGAAGCTGCCGGCCGAGAAGTGGGCCGAGACGCTGGCCAACCCGCGCGGTGCGCACTGGCAGCAGTGGGTGAAGACGCAGAAGGCGAAGCCGACACCTGGTGGTGTGGCGTTCGCGTGGGCGCTGTGCGACGTGACCCGCCGTGGGGCGATCGTCGCTGCGACGGGCTCGTTGCAGGACCCGTACGGCGAGGTGATCGAAGAGGGCGACGGATTCGGGTGGATCCCGGCTCGGCTGGTGGAGCTCGTGCACCACTGGCAGCCGTGGAAGGTCGGGTGTGACGGTGCGGGCCCGGAGCGGTCGCTGCTGCCGACCGTGCTCGCCGAGTTCGCCGCAGCGGATCCGAAGATCAAGCTGGCCGTGCACCACAGCCTCACGACCGAGGAGTACAAGGCGGCGTGCGGTGGGCTGTACACCGATGTGATCGAGGGTCGGATGTCGCGAGCGGCGTTCGATCAGGCTCGCACGGTCGGGCAGGACACGCTCGACGCTGCCGCCGGCGAGGCATCGGCGCGACCGATCGGCACAGGGTGGATCTTCGACCCTCGGCCGATGACGGTCTCGATCGCCCCGCTGAAGGGCCTGGCGGTCGCCCGGTTCCTGCTGCCGGAGAAGCCGAAGCCTGTGCGCAGGGCCCGTGTCCACTCGTTCTGAGGAGGCGTAGATGAACCGTACGCCCGAACAGTGGCGAGACAAGCTGCTCGAGCAGCTGGCGTGCCGCCGGCCGGAGTTCGCGAAGCGTCGCCGGTACTACGACGGCAACCACTTGCTGCCTACCGCTCCGGACAAGGCGTCCGAGAAGTACCGTCGGCTCGCTGAGCTCGGCGTGACGAACATGTGCGGGCTGATCGTGGACACCGCGGTCGAGCGGCTCATCCCGAACGGTGTGCGCCTCTCGGCCACCAGTGGTGAAGATCTCAACGCGTGGCGCCAGGTGTGGCAGACCAACGCGCTCGACGGTGTGATCCCGGTCGGGTTCGAGGAAGCGCTGAAGGTCGGGGTGTGCCCGATGCTGATCTGGCCCGAGACCGACGCTGCTGGCACGGTCACCGGCGTGTCGTGGACCATCGAGGATCCGGACGAGACGATCGTCGCCTACGAGCCGGGATCTCGGAAGCGGCGCGCGGCCGCGCTGAAGGTCTACGAGGACGACGACGAGGTCGAGTACGCCACGCTGTGGCTGCCTGACCAGGTGCACGCGTGGATGCGCCGCAGCGACCAGAACGGGCAGGCGTCGTGGGTCGAGGATCCGGACGAGACGAAGAGCGGCCCGAACCCGCTCGGTGTCGTGCCGGTGCTCGAGCTGGCGTCGAAGCGCAACGTGAAGGGCCAGCCGTCGCCGGAGCTGTCGATCTCGGTGCTGCGGTTGCAGGACCGGATCAACAAGACGATGTTCGACGCTGTCGTGGGCGCGGAGGATGGTGCGTTCCCGCAGCGTGTCACGATCGGAATCGAGATCGAGGTCGACGAGGACGGCAAGCCGATCAACCCGCTGACCCCGGGCCCGAACAAGGTGTTCGTGCTCGATGCTGCGGAGGGTCAGGAGTCGACGGCGAAGATCGACCAGTTCGACTCGTACGACATCACGCACCTGATCCAGCTCGCCGAGGCATCGATCAAGCAGCTCGCTGCGGTGTCGCGTACGTCGGTGTTCTACGTGCTCGCCGGGCTCACGAACGTCGGCGCGGACACGATCCGCATGGCTGACCTCGCGACGTCGGGCAAGATCCGTGGGCACATGACGCGCATGAGCGAGATCCTCGAGGAGGGCTTCGCGCTGTCGCTGAAGGCGCTCGGAACGGACGCCCCGCCGGACATCGAGATCCTGTGGGAGCCGATCGAGGTGCGTTCCCCGGCCGAGCTGGCCGACGCTGCGATCAAGCTCTCGCAGGCCGGCTACCCGTTCGCCGCGATCGCCCGCTACGTCGGCGCGACGCCGACAGAGATCGAACGCATCGACACCGAACGCGCCGTGGCGCAGGCCGAGCAGGCCGCCGCTGCTGCAGCGCAGGTGTCGGCGTAACAGACCGCCCCCACCGGGGGCGTGCCCGCACGCTGATGGTCGCCGTGACGGCGTCGGTCGGTGCCGGGACCACCAGGCCGTGATGGCCGACCAGCAGATCAGGAGATGGCGTGACGCCCGATCCCGAGTCCACCCCGTCCGATGGCACCACGGTGCCCCCAACGAACACCGCCCCGACCCCGTCGGCACCTCCGGCAGCGCCGGACGCCACCGACTCTGATCCCGATGCCGGCGCCAAGAAGGCCCTCGAGTCCGAACGCAGTGCTCGGCGTGAGGCCGAGAAGGCTGCGAAGCGACTCGAGTCCGAGATCGCCGAGCTGCGCAAAGCGCAGATGACGGATCAGGAGAAGGCACTCGAAGACGCCCGCACCGAGGCGCGAACAGAAGTGGAGACCCGGCTGCGTGAGCGGCTGCTGTCCGCAGAGGTTCGTGCTCGTGTTGCTGGCCGCTCGGTCGACCCCGATCTCGTCGCCACCCTCGTGGACCGCAAGTCCTTGAAGTGGGACGGCGATGACGTCGATGTCGAATCGCTCGAGCGGCAGATCACGAGGATCCTCGAAGCGAAGCCGTACCTGGCGCTCAGCGACCAGCCCGGCACGCCGGCGCCACCGCGGGTGCCGACCGGACCGAGGGGCAACAAGCAGGCCGGGAGTCTCACCCGGTCGGACCTCCACCGCATGACGCCCGAGGACATCACCGCCGCGTTCCAGCGTGGCGAGTTGGCGCACCTCATGGCTCCCGAGTCCTGAAAGGACACCACCCATGGCCATCTCCTTCATCCCCGAGATCTGGTCGGCGCTGATGCTGACCACCCTCAAGAAGAACCTCGTGTACGCCCAGCCCGGCGTCGTGAACCGCGACTACGAGGGCGACATCGCCAACGCTGGCGACACCGTCCGCATCCGGTCGTTGTCGCGTCCGACGATCGGCACCTACTCGAAGGGTTCGACCACGATCACCCCCGAGCAGCTCACCGACGCGCAGCGCGCCCTGTACATCGACCAGTCGAAGTACTTCGCGTTCGAGCTCGACGACATCGACGCCGCCCAGTCCGTCGGTGGCGAGCTGACCACGGCGCTCACCGAGGCCACCTACGGCCTGCGCGACGTCGCCGACCAGTACGTCGCCGGCCTGTACACGCAGGCCCAGTCGGCCAACCAGCTCGGCACCATCTCGGTCACAACGGCCGCCGGTGCGTACACGGTGCTCCGCAAGCTCCGTACCGCGCTGAACAAGGCCAACGTGCCGATGGAGAGCCGGTACGTCGTCGTGCCCCCGTTCTTCGAGGGTCTGCTGCTCGAGGATGACCGGTTCGTCCGTGTCGACGCGTCGGGCAGCGACCAGGGTCTCCGCAACGGCATCATCGGCCGGGCGCTCGGCTTCGACGTGATGATGTCGAACAACGCCCCGCTCGTCACCGGTGACGACTGGGCGGTCCAGGCCGGTCACCCGTCGGCGATCGCGTACGCCGAGTCGATCGTGAAGGTCGAGTCGTACCGTCCGCAGGACGCGTTCAGCGACGCCATCAAGGGCCTCCACGTGTACGGCGCCAAGGTCATCCGGCCCGACGCCATCGCGACCTGCGTCGCCTCGGAGACCTGATCCCTCCGCACCTCGTCGGGTGGTTCGTGCGCTGCGTGCGCGCGGGCCACCCGTCGGGGTGCTCGCCCATCCACCACTCGCACCACACGCCCACACATCGCACACAGGAGGCCACCTCATGGCACGCACCGCAGTCACCGTCACCGCCCTCTCCCGTACCGGCGCCGCCACCGCCGCCGGCACGAGCGCCGACCCCACGAACGGCCACAGCGTCGATCTCGGCGGCTACCCGCTCGAGGAGTTCGTGTTCCGGTTCACCAACACCAACGGCACCGACCGTGTCGCCACGATCAAGGCCGGCGCCAACCCGCCCGCCACGGCCGCCGGGCAGGGTGATCTCGCGATCACCGTGCCGGCCACCACCGGCGACATGACCGTCGCCGGTCTCGAGTCGGCCCGCTTCCTGCAGGCCGACGGTACCGTGAGCATCGACCTCGGCGCCTCGTTCGCCGGCGCGGTCCGTGCGTTCCGGGTGCCGCGCTGATGCCCGCCACGATCATCGTGCGCTCGGCTGGCGGCTCGCTGTTCGAGCTCGACGTTCCCGAGGACGGGACGATGGCCAAGGAACGCCTCGATCAGCAGATCGAGCGCGGTGACCTGGCCATCGTCACCGACCCGGTGAAGTGGGTCGAGGTTCCGTTCGGCATCGACGCGAAGGGCGAGACCACGTTCTCTCGGCACCTCGTCCTCGACGTGCCCGACCCGGACGTCGATCCGGCTGCGCCACCGGCAGAGGTGGAGCTGACCGCCGAAGGTCTGGCCGCGCTCACTCGCGACCAGCTCGTCGAGGTGGCCCGCGAGGCCGGCATCGCGCCCGGCAAGAAGGCTGCCGCCACGCTCGCCACCGAGATCCTCGACGTCGTCGCGTTCGCCGATGCCGTCGAGCAGGCTGCCGCTGCAGCCGCTCAGGAGAGCTGACCGGGATGCTGGCCACCATCGAGGACCTCGCAGCGCTCGGCGCGCTGCCGCTCAACGCGAAGAGCAGCACGCCGGAGTACAAGCGCGCCGTGAGGCTCCTCGAGCTGGCCAGCGCCCAGGTCGTCACGTACCTCCGGTACGAAGACGAGGCGGCGCTCACCGATGCGCTCACCGAGGCCCAGCTGACCGTGGTCGCCGCCGTGGTGGCCGAGGCAGCAGGGGCACGGATGAACGTGTCGGCCGCAGCGTCGACTGACCCGTACGCCGATCAGGCCGGCGGGCTGGTGAGCTCGCTGCTGAACCGCCGCCACTACCGCACGCTCGACAAGCTCCTCGGCCGCGCCGGACGTGGCAGCCGCACGATCGACACCGATCGTGACGAGGTGTCCAGCTTCCTGTCGCGCATCCCGCCCGCCCGAGTGTCCGAATCGGACTTCAGCTCGTGACCGTGCAGGCTCGCCGCCACGAGCTGGCGCTGATCCTCGGCGCGTGGATGGAAGAGGACGGATGGACGGTCACGGAGGCCACCCGGCCGCTCGTCGCTTCGCGCACCGTCGCTGTCGGGCACGCCCGCTCGATCGTTCCCGCCTCGCTCGACGCGTACCGCGCTGACCTGCAGCTGTCGCTGTGGGTGAACGAGGGCGATGACGACGAGTCCGTCGACGAGCTGTACGCCCGCCTGTCGCCCGGTGAGAAGTCGATCCAGTTCTTCCTCACCAACCACCCGACGTTCACGATCGCCGACGGAGTCACCGTCGGTGGCGTCGCCGCACGCGAGGAGGGACCGACCACGTTCCTCGTCGCGTCGCTCATCGTCCCTGTCATGGTCCGCGAGACCTGACCCCAACCCCCACCATCACCACCACGCACAGGAGGCCACCATGGCACTCGATCCACTCGTCGTCCTCACGGGCGAGTTCAAGATGGGCGCCGACTCGGGCAGCGCCACCAGCTTCAAGACCGACGTGTCGAGCGTCGAGGTCAACGAGATGCGCGCCTCCGTCGTGATCCCGGCCCGGCTCGACACCGGTGCCGAAGGCAAGAAGGCCGGCGCCTACTCGGCGGAGATCACGATCAACGTCATCGGCGATCTCGTGTCGACGTCGCTGTACTCGAAGCTCCGCGACGCAGTGCGCAACGCCACCGAGCTGTACTGGGAGTGCAACCTCAAGCCCGGCTCGGTGTCCACCACGAACCCCAAGTACAGCGGGCTGGTCGCTGTCACGAACGCCAAGATCGGGTCGGCCGTTGGTGGGCTCTCGCAGTTCTCCGTGACGCTCCCGGTCAACGGCCTGGTGTCCACGGCCACGAGCTGACCACGGCCCCGCCGTGAACGAGTTCGCGCCGCTGCTCCACAAGCTCGACAACCTGAAGCAGGTGTTCGACGGTGCGGGCATGGACCGTGCGCTCACCGAGGTCGGGGTGAAGGGCAAGAAGGTGCTGCTCGGCCAGGCCCAGTCGTGGGCCGGCCCGGACATGCGTCTCTCGGGCTGGCCGCGCGGCGGGAAGCTGTCGGCGGGCTTCGATGTCACCTCTTCCGGGGTGGTGTTCAAGCCTCGCCCGTACGGGCTGTGGATCGTCGGTGATCGCGGCCGCCGGCAGACCACCACACCGCGCCGTGGCAAGGGCATGAGGAAGCTCGCGTTCCCCGATGGTGGGGTGCGTTCGGCGTCGAAGACGAACCCGATTTCTGTGGGTGCGACTCGTGGGCATCGGGTGCTGACGATCTCGAAGGAACAGATCGAGCGTGAGGCCCCGAAGTGGCTGCTCGACGCAGTCATGGCCGAGGCCAAGAGAGCGTGGGATTGATGGGCCTCGAGGAACGGATCCGCATCGTCGTTGACGTCGTCACCGACAAGGCGTCGACCGGCATGGCGTCGTTCCGCACGTCGGTCGGCGAGGCCGACGGCGTGGTGGGCAAGTTCAAGGCCGGCGCCGGCGCTGCGTTCGACACGGTCAAGCAGAACGCCGGCGCGCTCGCCATGGCCGGTGGCACCGCGCTGCTCGCGTTCGGCAAGGCATCGGTATCGGCGTTCGAGGACACAGCGCTCGCCGCCGGGAAGTTCTCGGCGGCCTCCGGGGTGTCGGTGGAGGAGGCGTCGAAGTGGCGCGCTGTCGCCGATGACTTCGACATCAACGCCGATGCGATCCAGGGTTCGATCATCAAGATGTCGACGGAGCTCGGCAAGTCCGAAGACTCCTTCAAGCAGTACGGCATCGAGGTCGTCCGGGCCAAGGACGGCACGGTCGACGCGAACGCGACGTTCATCAACACGGCCACGACGATCGGCGCGATCAAGGACCCGATCGAGCGGGCCACCGCAGCGAAGAAGCTGATGGGGAAGTCCTTCACCGAGGTCTCTCGACTGATGGAGATGGACGCGAAGGATCTGAAGGCAGCGCTCGACTCCACGAGCGACGCGCAGATCATCGACCAGAGCGAGCTGGACAAGGCCCGCGACTATCAGGCTGCGCTCGACAACCTCGGGGACATCGTCGAGGACCTGAAGCTGCAGTTCGGCGAGGCCATCATCCCGGTCCTCACCGATTTCGCCAACTCGGTGAAGACGGTCAACGACGCCGCGAACGCTCTGTTTGGCGACGGGGGGCTCGGCAAGCTCTACGACTGGTCGCAGAAGATCTTCAACCCGCTCACCAAGGTCCGCGACGTTGCGCACGAGCTGAACAACGCGTTCGGTGACGACCTCGAGGGCAAGATCAGCGACACCGCCTTCGCTACAAGGGATGCCGGCGCCGCCGCCGATGAGGCTTCGCCAAGCATCCAGACGCTCAGCAGGGACGCCCGGGACGACGCCGATGCGATGGCCGAGGCGGACAAGGCCACCCGTGGCCTCGACGACGCCGTGCGCAACCTCGTCGGCACGCTCGACGCCGAGGATGCCTTCGCCAACTTCCAGGAGAAGCTGTACGCGTACAAGGCGCTCGGTGCTGACCCCTCGGCGCAGGCGACCCGGGACTACACCCGCGATCTCGCCGGCATGATCACCAAGCTCGAAGGTGTCCCCGACGAAACGAAGGCCCGACTCATCACCGAGCTGTCGCAGGGTGACCTGGCAGCGGTCGAGGGGTACCTGTGGAAGTGGGGTCAGGGCGTCACCGTCCCGGTCCGCTTCGCCGGCCAAGGGTCTGTCGGGTTCGAGAAGAAGGCCAAGGGTGGTGACGTCAACGCCGGTCAGCCCTATGTCGTCGGCGACAACCCGGACGGTTCACTCAACTCGACGAGCGAGGTCTTCGTGCCCGGCGCGAGCGGCACGATCGTGCCTGCCAACAAGGTCCGTGAAGCGCTCGGCCAGCCTGGCGCCGCCGGTGGCTCGTCTTCGACGTTCGTCGACAACTCGGTCACGAACATCTCGCTGCCAGCCGGGTTCAGCGACAAGAGCGTGCTGGCCGGTCAGCGCCGTTACCGCCGGTTGCAGGGGCCAACGTGAGCCGGTGGGGGACCGCTGTCTGGGGTACGGACACGTGGGATGCGCTCACCGTCGCCGAGCTGTGCCAGCGGCCGCCGGCCGCGGATCGTGGCGCGCTGATCGGGATCGGCGACTGGCGGCTCGTCGTCGAGGCGCTGCTCCCGTCCGATGGCCCGTCGATCTGGGGTGTCGGGGTGTGGGGGGAGGCGCAGTGGAACGTGCTCGCGTGGGAGGACCTGACGCCGTGGGTTCGTGGGCTCGACTGGTCCCGCGGGTCGGATGAGCCGTACGGCCGTCCTCGTGTCGGTGATCTGACGATCACGCTCGACAGCGCGGATGACCGGTGGTCGCCGTGGAACCCTGCGCCGCCGACTGGTGGTCCCGCGTACTTCGCTCCGGGCACGATCGTCCGGGTGGGGGTCCGTTCTGCGTCGGACACCCGTGCTGGCGGGTGGTTGCCGCAGATCACGGCGATCGTGGACACGTGGGGTCAGACCTATGTCGGGCTCGGCACGGACCGGTTCGTCGATCTCACTGCTGTGGAAACGCTGCGCGATCTGGCCACGATCGACGACAACGCCCTGCCCGGTGTGGTCGGTGGTGGTGAGGACCCGGTCACCCGCATCGAACGGCTGCTCGAGGCGGCTGAGTGGAAGTACGGCCTGAAGGTGGAGGCGCAGCACCTGCTGTTCTCGCCGGGCTCGTACCCGCTGCAGTCGACGGACATGTCCAGCAACCGGCTTGCCGAGTGCTATCTGACTGCCGACTCGTGCGACGTCCAGTTCCGGACCGATCGAACCGGTGCCGCTCTGCTCACGAACATCGAGTACGTCGGTGTCGTCGGTGACGCTGACGAGTCGCTGCTGCCGCTCTCGGTGTTCTCGTGGGTCTCGCCGTACCGAACGCCGTACATCGGGTTCGACTGGATCACCAGGGCGTCGACGACGACCGATGTCCAGCTCGTCGCGTACGACCCGGACAGCTTCGACGGACCGAACTCTGACGACGCGGTGATCAACGATTGCCGGTTCGCCCGTGTCGGGGGCACACAGCAGACGTTCGAGCAGCTCGCGTCGATCTCCCGGTTCGGGCGCCGGACCTTCACCAGGAACGACCTGATCGCCACGACGGATCCGGTGGTCCAGCAGATCGCGCAGTACACGACGATCCGTCGGGGGCTGAACAGTCTCCGCGTTGCCGGGCTGACGGTGCAGACCACCGATCTCGGTGACCTTGCAGGGCTGACGATCCTTGCTGCGGACGTGCAGTCCGGTGCGTTCGTGTACCCGCCTGACCACATCGCTGCGGGCACCCCGGGCCGTGTGTACGTGCAGGGGTTCGTCGCAGCCATGAAGCACCAGGTGGCCGCGCGTAACGGCCAGTCCGTCACCTGGCAGACGACGTTCGGGTTCGACACCCGCACCGTGAACAACCTGCCCGCCGCGCAGCTGCCCGCCACCCCGGCCTGACCCTTCAGGAGAACCATCCCATGGCCCTGCCCATCGCTTCAGTCGTCGCCGGCTCGATCATCGACCCCACCCTGTTCGGCAACGAAGTCATCGACGCCCTAAACGCCGCTCCGCGCGGCCGGGTCGGCTACGCAGCTGTGACCGCCAGTCAGACGACCATCACCACCGTCGTCGATCTCACGAGCCTCACCACCACGTTCACGGCTGCCGCTGGCCGTCGGTACCGGATCTCTGCGGGGTGCAAGGCGCTCTCGACGATCGTCGGTGATGCCATCCAGCTGCAGATCACCGATGGCTCCGGCACGGTCCTGCAGAACGCCGAGATGATCAACCAGTCGGGCAGCACCGGGCAGTCGATGGCGTGCTCGGTCCCCGTCGTCCCTGGCGCCGGCTCGCAGACCTACAAGCTGCGGATGCTCCGCACCGCTGGCACCGGCTCGGTCTCGATGATCGCTGGCTCGACCGCGCCCGCCTTCATCCTCGTCGAGGACATCGGCACCTGATGAACGAACACACCGTCACGGAGGTCCCCGACATGCTCACCTGCAAGATCGATGGCTGCGACCGCGCCACGTTCCACGACGACCCGCCGCTGTGCCTCGAGCACACCATTGAGGCCGACCCGAACGCTCACGTCGAGGTGTCTCTCGCCGCGTTCGTGGCCGCCGAGGACGCCGCCGCCGAGGACGCCGCGACGGGAGACGACGCGACAGGGTCCGACGCCGCCGCCAAGCCTCGCCGGTCGCGCGCCACCACCGCCGGCTGATGGTCCGCACCTACCTGTACGGCTACCCGGCCGCCGGCCAGGCACAGCAGCGACTCACGCTCGTCGAGCTCGAAGCGAAGACGACGTGGCGGCGCACCGATCCGGAGTTCCGCCGGCGGCTCCTCGCGATGTTCGACGCTGCGCAGGACGAAGGCCACGACCTCGGTCTCGGTGGAGCGTGGCGGTCCGGTGCGATCCAGCTGGCCACAGCGCTGCAGCGCCACATCCTCGTAGAGGAGGGCGGCTGCTGCACGTACAAGGGCAAGCGCTACCAGCTGCGCCCGAAGACGGCTCACGCCGTGTTCCCCGGCCTCTCGTACCACGAGGAGACGACCGCCGCCGGCGAGGCCCTCGCTGCTGACCTGATCGGCGATCTCGTGTGGGCGAACGCGAACTGCTGGCGGTTCGGGCTGCTCCACTTCGCTCAGGTGAACAGTGAGCCGTGGCACCACCAGCCGGTCGAGCTCCCGCGCTCCCGCTCGAAGTACACCGGCCAGCAGCTCGCAGTGTGGCCACTCCCGGCCAAGCCGACCCCACCGGCACCGATTCCGCCGGCGCCACCACTCACGGAGGACGACGACATGCCCCGACCCTTGATCATCGTCGGCAACGAGGACAACAAGCACGACCCGCGCCGGTGGTCGTGGGATCCGGGCCGTTCGCTGCAGCTGCTGCAGGAGAACGACGCGACCCTCATCGCGATCGTCACCACCGACGCCACGGGGAAGACGGACGCCATCGATCCGCGCTGGTCGCTCGTCGATCCGCTGTGGCGGCCGCTGTCGTGGATCCGTTCGTTCGACCTGCCGATCGCATGAGCACCGCACCCGACCCCGGCCCCGGCGCAGCAGTGCTCGCCGAGTTCGCCCAGCTGGTCGCATCCGGGGCGACGCGCGCCGAGCGGGATGCGCGCCTCGAGCAGCTGAAGGCCGGGCTCATCGCGATCGTCCAGGCGGCCCCGGGGGAGCCCACACCATGATCGCCTCGACGACCCTCGACCTCGCCGTGGTGTGGGCCAACGCTGCGCTCGCCGCCGCCGCCGCGGTCGTGATGCTGCTCGCCGCGTTCGGCGAGTCGATGCCCGAGCTGCGCCCGGTCCGGTTCGCCGGCGCCGTGCTCGCCGGGATCTACTTCGGCGCCTACCTGTGGCTCGCTTTCAATCTGCCGTGGTCGGCCGCATGGTCGCAGTACCTGCGCCCGATCGGCCTGCTGTCGTGGCCCATCGTGTGGGTCGCACCGACCCTGATCGAGAACCGCACGTGGCGCAAAATCGCCCGGGCGATCGGCCATGCGGAGGGTCGCCGATGATCGCGGCCGAGTACACGTCGACCGCGCCCTTCATCATCGGGTTCATCGGCGCCGCGATCCCGGTCGCGCTCGGCGCCTGGTTCGTGCGCCGCAAGACGAAGGCCGAGACGGCCGACATCATCACGGAGGCGGCAGGTCGACTCGTGGAACAACTCGAACGCCGCATCGCCGACCTCGAACGCCGTCTGCTCGCCACCGAGCAACGCGAAGCCGCTGCGCTGATCCAGGTCGGCGAGCTGAAGGCGGAGGTGGCCGAGCTCCGCCACCAGGTCGCCGACGGACGCCCGCCGACCACGACCATCACGTCATCGATCACGAAGGAGACCCCCTCATGAACACGTCCCTGATCCTGCTCGAGCGGAAGGCCAAGGAGATCGCGAAGGCGATCGCCGCCGTGCTCGTGCCGCTGCTGATCGCCGGTGCGTTCCAGCTGCTCGACACGCTGAACGCCGCCGACCTGCCGCAGCAGTGGCGGTTCGTCGTCGGCCTGATCGTGACGGCCACCGCGGTGTACCGCACGAAGAACCTGCCCAAGGTCTGACCCCCGATGCGCGCCGCCCCGGTGATCACCCGCCTGCCCTTCACCCGATGGGTCGTGACCGTCCCCATGCTCGGCCGGTCGCGCTTCAACGCCGCGGGCAACCTGGTCATCCCGGTCACCCCGCTGTACGGGGTGGCGCGCACACCGTTCACGGCACGACTGCTCGCCGGCCGCCTGTCCCGCCGGGCGCGCGCCACCGAACGGGGGGAGGGCTGATGGCCACGATCAAGCAGCTCCCCGCGGTGCTCGACCTCGAGGGAGTCGCCGGCGAACCGCTGACCGTTCAGCTGACCATCACCGGCGGGCACACCATCAGCTCCCCCGCTGTGGTGCTGCGCGCGGCGACGGGCGCAGCCACCACGGTGGAGCCGGCGGTCGACCGTGACGGTGACGTGATCACGATCACCTGGTCGGCGGCCGACATGACGACCCTGAACCCCGGCCATCGGGTTGCGCAGAGCTACGTGTGGGCGTTGCGCGCGCAGGTCAACGCGTCAGGCCCGTACAGCCTGGTCGCCCGGTCGCTCGTCGTGCACCCGGCCGGAACCGCCGACATCGCCACCTCGATCGCCGAGTCACTCGCGATCACGGTGGGAGGGGTCGACGTGACGCTGCCGATCGTGATCGACGGTGCAGCCACGATCGATCTCGATGCCGGGTCGCCGGCCGAGGTCTACGACGACACCGAGACCATCGACGGGGGCGACCTCGACGACGAACAGACCGATCCAGACATCGACGGAGGCACCCTCTGATGGCACGCAAGATCCAGTTCCGCCGGGGCACAGCCGCCTCGTGGACGTCGACCGATCCGACGCTCGCGATCGGTGAACTCGGCCTCGAGACCGACACCGGCAAGATCAAGATCGGCGACGGTGTCACCGCCTGGTCGGCCCGTCCGTACATCGATGCCGCCGCGCTAGCCCACATCGCTGACACATCGGCCGCCCACGCCGCAGCCTCGATCGCGAGCACGCCGGCGGGCACCCTCGCGGCCACCGACGTGCAGGCGGCGCTGAACGAGCTCGACACCGAGAAGGCGCCGCTGGCCTCGCCGGCGCTGACCGGCACCCCGACCGCGCCCACTGCGGCCACCGCGACGAACACGACGCAGGTGGCCACCACGGCGTTCGTGCGGGCGAACCGGGCCGAGCAGGCGGCCGCGGATATCTCTCAGTTTCTGCCGTGGCGACCGAGCACCGCCTACACCGCCGGCACGTTCGTCAGCAATGCAGGCGTCCTGTACACGGTGGACTCGGACTTCACCACTGGTGCGTCGTTCGCCACCACGGGCCTCACCGTCTACGACCCGTTCC